ACAGTAACTAGAGCTGTGTCAACACCAACTCCATCTACAACTGTAGATAAGGATGAAGATGATGCTCTTTCCTATTTCCAGAAATTAGCAGAGAGTTAAGTGAGATATAATCAAATCTGTTTAACTCTTTTAGTTATAGCAGCTTATATTAACTTACTCAAATAGTCTGATATTATCAGCACGTTTCAAGGATTCACTCACATACTGAGTGGATCCTTCTTTGTATTCCATCATCTCTTCTAGATCATCAAAGACGACATTTAGATATATTGGTTTGATTAAAAATATTCTTCTCTTTTTATCATTAACTGATTGTTCATATTGATAATTAGTAACTGCCTTTGATACAGGATTTACTGTTACTTGTTCATCACTTAATGGTTCAAAATAACTTACACTTTGTGCAGCACTGACTCTAACTCCTTTTGGAAATATGATAACACCACTACTATCTTTAACTTCATTTGATTCATAATGATGAACTTCATCGAGTTTTGCTAGTGTTCCATACTTGTCTAACACATAATTTTCAAATCCCTGTTGTGATAGAGGCCATTCGTTGTAGATATTGACAATATTATTTGATAGTAATACAACCCAATCTAAAGTAGGATCTCCATAGATTTCATGGGCAACATTATCTGGTCTATCATCACCACGAATATTATACTTTTCAAAAACAGTCAGATCTTGGAAGAGATCTTCTCTGATCTTTCCTTTTTTAAAAAAGTTTTTGACTTGAGTATAGTTTGAAATAAATTGACCGTCTTTAGTGCGGTTAACATATTCAAAGTCTGGTATGTTACGGAAGTATCTGTTAGCCATATTAGAAACCTATAGATTCATCTCTGTCTTGATCGAGTGAAGTATACTCATCATGGTAAATTGGTTCTAGTTCTTGGAAACTCATTGTCATTTCGTATGCAACCATGGAAGAGTTTTCATATGTTTGATAATTACCATCAGGAGTATAGTTCATACTGAATCCTGTCAATGCACACTCTTTTATTTTAGGTAAGAAACTATGTTCTCTTCCTCTTGCTGTCAAGAATCTTAATGCATATGTGTTTGGTGATTCTAAGAACAACAAACTCTTTGATCTCTTTACTGCCTGTGATTGTTTAAACATTCTAATTATTTTCTTTACCATTTCTGCCTCTTCATAATCTCTAGGGCTCATCTTCCAACTAAAGGTAAATGGTCTTATTTGTGGGCCTTGAAAAAGCATCTCCATATTAGGGTTGACAACTGATCCAGTTGTTCTTGTTAATACACTACCACCAGTAGCAGCTTTAGTAAGCATCGCTGCAACTCCTTTCTTTACATCACCCGATTCACTACCAACTTGTTGTGCTATCTCTCCAAGACTATCTACTAACCCTTCTATTTGACCATCGCTTTTTTGAACATTCTGAAAGAATGCATTTGCAAGAGCAAGTTTTGCTGGATCCATACTATCTGAAGCCCAGTTAACATTGTTACTATCAGTCACACTGCCAGGTACAGGTAAGAAAACACTACCTAATACTCTTTGTGTATAACCATCTCTACCACCAGCATCACGACTTTTTGCTATCTTAAAACCTTTTATATCTCTTGGTTTATATTTTAATACAGATATCTGCATCTTATCTTGATCACGATTTGCTTTAAGTGCTACTGGATAGTAATAAGTATAACGTGATCCATACTTATCTCTTGGTTTTGCTCCTATTTCTTCTGGTAATTCTTTTATCAATGTTTTATTTCCACCGATTGCATCTTCAGATGGGTTGCCTTGATTATTAGATCCTTGACTACGAGCAATTTCTCTGATTGCTCCTGCTTGTGTGGATAAACCACTACCTCTACCAAATCCTAATGTTTTAAAATATTTTGCGATTGCATTTGCACTTATATTACTAACTTGAGAATTAAAATTACTATTTCTATCATTAAGATCAGACCAACTCGCATCAGGTAATGCAAAACCTAGAGTTGTATCAGCATCATCTAAGTATTTTCTATCCCATATTCCATTTGCACCAGGCCCTCTTGTTGCTGCAGTCGTCCACGTTGCATTAACGCCACCACCTGTTACACCACCATCAATTGCTGTTCTATCTACTTGTAAGTTTGTAGTAAAAGAACCAGGCACTGCTCTCCCGTTAGCATCATTTTTCCATGTATTATTGGATCTATATGCTATTTGATATTTGGTTGCGTCGTCTCTAGTATAGGTTCTTACCCAACTAGGGCTATTAGCAGAGGTTGACATTTAGAAGGTTTTTATTTATTTAGTGATAAACTTTGCATAAGGTATGGAAAGTAGGTCATCTAACTCAATTGACTTGACCATATACACTTGACCTGTGAGTTCTTCCCATGTGTAATTACGAGATGATTGCCAGTGAAAATTGATTCCCCTGAATCCCCACCTGAATAAATCTGTGCAAGCGATTAGTGGGTGTTGATCATATTGTTTACCAGCAGTTTTTGCATTGTATACAAAGGTATAATAATTTCCCACAGTGGGTATTGCTTCTACCGTATTGTTCAGTGCACCCATGATTTCTAACATTAAATCCTCTGGATTTGATGATGTTAGTTTACTTTTGATTGCTTCAATACGATTAGCATTGACAGTTGGTGGTCTTCTTTCTTTTTGACCTAAAGGAACTGGTTTACCAGTGTATTGGCCAGGTTTGGTAGGGTTTCTGGCATCAATATCTGCCATTACCTCATCGTAACTTAGTTCAGCCATTACTTAATACCCAACTCATCTTCAGTGATTATCTTAAATTGAATCATACGATCCTCACAAAACTCAACTGCTGCCTTCCACTTTGCTTGATTGACAGCATAGGTTTGGCACTCATAGAGATATGATTTAGTCATTCTTTTTCTTTTTTTAGGTGGTTGAGTTTGTTTCTTTGGTTTAACTTCGACCACATAGTTTTTAACTTTATTATTTTTTTCTTTTACTTTGATTATATAATCAGGAAAATAACGATGCACACGTTTATCAATTGGAGACATATAAGGTATGGAAAACTCCTCTGATGCCCAAGATATTATGTTCTCATTCTTATCACACCACACACAGAAACGTCTTTCCCAACTACTTCTACAGATAATATTGTTCGGATTACCTTGATATTTCTCTGGATTGGATGGTTTATAACGACTTTTTATACTTTCTGCCATTATCTTGCATACATAATATATAAGGTCAAATGTATTTATAAATGGCTTCCATCCCACCACAGAGATTAACGGTAGATAAAATTGTAAAAGATTTGTTAGAACCAGCAACCACTTCGTTCTATCAAGTCTCAATTAGTGATCCAAGACAATTAAATGAGAGAGGAGATACATTCGCAACTTACCTTCGTCAGCAAGGTCTTGAAGTTTTATTTAACTCTAGAGGTCTTGATCCAACAAGGAGAGAGAAACTACAATTATTCTGCTCAGAGACAACATTGCCAGGTTCATCATTGGCAACAGCAAACTTAGACAATGACTTCACTGGAGTTTCAGAAAAGTATGCTCATCGTAGAGTTTTTGATGAGACTATAGATCTGACATTCTATTGTGATGCAAAAGAATATCTACCCGTTAGATATTTTGAATCTTGGATGTCTTATATGACAAACGATACGAGAGATAATCATAATAATACTTTTTATTATAGGATGAAATTTCCAAACAAATATAAAGGTGGGTTAGAGATAACCAAGTTTGAAAAGAATTTATTCTCACAAGACCCTGTTAGAGGTAGAACAAGACCTTTAACATATACTTTTATAGATGCTTTTCCAAGAAGTATTTCAGCAATGCCAGTGACATATGATGCATCAGACTTAATGAAATGTAGTGTATCATTTTCTTACACAAGATATAGTTCTAAACCAGCTAATTCAAATGCCTTTGATCCATCATTTGCATATGCTGCTGGTCAGTTTGCTAACATTGCTGTAGATAGATTAACTGGTATCGATCTCTTAGGAGATGTTGTAGGGGGAGTTGTTCAAAGAGCACTTCGATAACCCTGCTATATAATATACTGAATTGCATAATAGGATATCATGC